AGCGGTAGTTCTTCCTGCAGCCAAAGCTACAATCGGTGACGGAACGGCTGAAGACACCATATTAATTTATGATGGTAATGCTAAAGATTTTTACATGGGTCTTGATGATAGTGCAGACAAACTAGTTGTCGGTGTTGGATCTACAGTCGGAACGAACTCAATTCTTACTTTAGACGATGATTCGGTTACAATTGGTGACGGTGCGGCTGCAGATACTAAACTTGTTTTTGATGGCAATGCTCAAGACTTTTATATAGGACTTGATGATAGCGCGGACGATTTAGTTATCGGCCTTGGTTCAACAGTAGGAACAACACCAGCAATTACAATTGACGAGAACCAAGCTGTTGTACTTCCTGCGGCATCTGTAACCATAGGTGATGGTACTGCTGAAGATACAAAACTGGTTTATAATGGCAATGCTCAAGATTACTATATTGGCCTCGATGATAGTGCTGATGACCTTGTGATAGGTCTCGGTTCGGCAGTGGGAACGACACCTGCTATATCTATCGATGAAAACCAGATGACTACTTTTGGTAAAGCAGCTTTGGGGGCAACTTTAACAGACACTTCAAATACAGGAAGTGTTACCTTAGACTTCAATGCTTATCAAAACTTTATTCTGACGTTTACTGGTAATGTTACTCTAGCAAATCCTAGCACCGAATCAGTGGGTCAATCTGGGGTCATTGTTATTATACAGGATGGCACGGGTAGCCGAACATTAACATTAGGAACAGACTATGAAACACCTGCTGGTGGAGGTTTAACTATCTCAACAGCAGCAAGTGCGGTAGATGTTCTTCCTTATTTTGTAAAGGCTTCTGGTTCAATACAACTTGGGGCACCACAACTGGCGTTTGCATAATGGTATTTTCTAATAATCAATGGTTCACCGCACCTTCTGATGATGTAGTATCAGTAGGCAACTCTGCTTTGTTTAATGGTACAAATTATTTAGCAAGAACGCCTAGCTCAACAGGTGTAGAAGAAAAGGGTACTCTTTCCCGTTGGATTTATAGAACTACACCCGGAAATCAAGACAGTGTATTTGCAGCTTATATAAGTAGCACTCAATTATTTCAAATTTATTTTCCAACTGATAATACTTTACACGTTTATAATTATTCTGGTGGGTATGATTGGCAATTAGCTACAACGCAAGTCTTCCGTGATATTGGCTGGATTCATATTGTTGTGGCTATAGATACAACTCAAGCTGTCGAAGACGATAGAGCTATAATTTATATTAATGGTGAACGTGTTACTGCATTAGCAACAACAAATTATCCTAGTTTAAATTTTGTAAATGATTTTAATACTTCTAGTGTTGTTAATAATCTAGGTCCGTATGATGGTGCTACTGGAAGTGGTGGATTAGAAGGCTATGCTGCCGAAACAGTATGGATTGATGGTCTACAATTAACACCTTTTAGTTTTGGAGAATATGATTCATCTGGTTTATATTGGACACCAAAGAGTTCTGATGACATTAAAACATTAACATTTGGCACAAATGGTTTCTACTTAGACAATACTACAAATGCTCAAACAGATGCTAGTGGTGAAGGTAATAACTTTTCAAATAATGGTACTGTTACGACTACAACTCATACTCCAACAAATATATTTGGTTTAGCTAATCCATTAGTTAAAAGCGCAATAACTTATAGTAACGGTAACACAACGGTTGCAACTACAACTAGTGCAAATTCAAGAGCGCAGTCAACCCTACCTATCGTTGGCAAAATGAAAGCAGAATTTAAACTTGATGTAGGCACTGTATGTATTCTTGGTATTAGAAGTATAACTTTAGGAACATCCATAGAGGTATATTATTATAGTAGTGATGGATCAGTAGGGGGAGCAACAGGAAGCTCTGGAGCAACATGGACTACAAATGATGTTATCACTGTTTTAGTCGATGATGATGCTGGTACTATTGAGTTCAAGAAAAATAATACTAGCCAAGGTGGGGCTAGGACAATTAATGCATCAGGGTATACTGCTGGTGAAGGTGATATGTGTTTTGAATGGGGAGATGGTGGCACTTCTTCGGCTGTTACGGTTACAATAGCAGTAGAAAGTGGAGATTGGGATTACTCAGATACGGCTACTTTCCTTGAATGTAGTACAGAGAGTATAGCATCTGCCACAACTCGTACAGCATCTGACAGTACAAAATATTTCCAGACCGTCCTCTATGAAGGAAATGGTGGGCAACAAAGAGTAGGTAATTTTCAACCGTTTACAGATAGTTTTACTGTGTCTAAAGGTGCTTTATTTCCAGCCACAGGAAATTTAAGTAGAACATTTGATGAAGCAGGTAATAGACAAATATTTAGTTTATCTACATGGTTTAAAATTGGTCAAACTGGCGAACAAGAAGGCAGTGTTGGAGTTACACTATTTAGTACAAAAAACGGTTCAGCTAATAGTGAGTCAACTTGGTTTGTTGTTAAACTAAATACGTCTAATCAGCTTGTCGTCAGTATATGGAATGACCTTATTACAAATAGAACATTTGAAGATACTAGTCAGTGGTATCATTTATTAGTAGCAGTAGACACAACTCAAAGTACAGCCGCAGATAGAATAAAAGTTTATATCAACGGTGTTCAATTAACAGATTTTGGAACAACAAATTATCCTAGTTCAAGTGCTAGTCTCGCATGGGGAGTAGATAGTACAGCACATTATATTGGTATACGTCACACTGATGGTGATGAGTGGAACGGGTATTTAGCACAAACAGCCTATATTACTGGAACTCAATTAACGCCTAGTAGTTTTGGACAAACAGATACTAGCTCAAACAGATGGGTTCCTAAAGATGTATCTGGTCTTACTTTTGGTAGTGCAGGATTCTTTTTAGATTATGCAGATTCAGGTAATGTGGGTGACGATGAATCTGGAAATACTAATGACTTTACAAATAATAATACAGTGGCTCAATCAGGAGACACACCAACTGTTAACTGGAATATTATTTTTAATACAGCGTTTTCTGGTGGAACTCTTAGTAATGGTAACAGATCGTTAATAACAGGTAGCTCTGAATATGGACCAGCTTTAGGATCACTAGGTATAGATAGTGGAAAATGGTATTGGGAAATAAAACCTACAGCTTCATCAACAGCAACTTTGTATAGCTTAATTGGTATATCAAGGGGAATAAATTTAGCAACAGGTAACAACTTAGGGTATCAAGTTGGAGATTATGGTTACTATAGTTATGATGGAGATATAGTTACAAATAATAATGGTGCTGGAGAATCATATGGAGCTAGTTATGCTGTTGATGATATAATAGGTGTGGCTTTAGATTTAGATAATAAAACTATTACATTCTATAAAAACAATTCCTCTCAAGGAGTGATTAAAGGTTTACTAGATGGGATGTATTACACAGCAATGGGTGATTGGAATGGCAGTGGAACAGCATCGTTTGAAGCACGGTTTGATTCATCTTTGTGGAGTTACTCAGCACCAACGGATCATATAGCTTTAGCCCAAGACAACATAGCATCCTCAGATCAATTTATAACTGCTCTTAGCTGGATAAAGAATAGAGATACTACTGATTATCATATGCTTGAAAACAGAGTAAGTGGTGCTGGAACAGCTTTATTTCCAAACGATACTGCTGCCGCATCTACTCAACCTGATTTTATTCATAAGTTTTTAGCTGGTGGAGTGCAAATAGGTGAAGATACGTACTACAACACAGCTAATGAAAGCTATGCTTTCTGGAACTTTATGATGGAAGCTACTGGCAGTGGTTCATCTCTAACTAGTGGGTCTATCAATACTACAGCTTTAGTTGACACTACTCTCGGCATGAGTGTAGGAACTTTTACAGGCACGGGTTCCGCAAATGAGACAATTCAAACGGGATTGACGGGTTGCGAAATGATTATAGTCAAAAGAACCAATGCAACATACGGCTGGGCGGTCTGGCACTCAGGTCTTACAGACGATTACAGTGTGTTACTGAATACTAATGCCGCACAAGTTAGTAGCGGATACTGGGATACATCTGGCAACACATCGACACTAATTGAACTAGGTACGGACAGTGAAGCAGTAAATAAATCGGGTCAACCATATAACTTCATAGCCTTTGCACCTAGCCAATTTATCAGTATAGGAACATACGAAGGAAATGCAAATGCAGACGGAGCATTTTGTCCAACACTTAATAGCCTTGGTGTTCCTATTCAGCCAGTGTGGACTTTAATAAAAAGTATGGATCATACTCAAAGTTGGTTTCTCAGAGATACTGCACGAAGTCCATATAATGTAGTAAATAAAGAACTATACCCAGACCTGACTAATGCGGAAGTCACTAGCTCTACAATGGATATTGTAACAGGAGGTTTCAAACAAAGAGTAAGCAGTGATTCTAATTCGTCTTATACATATATATACATGGCAATAGGAACACCCATTATAGATACGGCTGGTCGTATCATTGCTGGAAGATAGAGAAATGTTATGGTGGTGGCAGAAACATTAGCTGGAATTGCTTTAGTAAATAGCGCGGTAAAAGGAATAAAAAGCGCAATAGGAACAGCAAAAGATGTATCAGAAATAGCAGAAGATATCGATAAGTTATTTAAAGGTTCTTCTCAGGTAGCAAAATCTAAAGCACCTAATCCTATTTTAGCAAAATGGGATTCTGTGTTAAAAAGAAAATTAGGAGATAATGCAGACAAGTTTTCAATAGGTAACGTAGCTAAAGCTCATATAGAAAGAAAAATGGCTGATGAGGCTTTAGAACAAATGTCTATGTTAATAAATAAAAGATTTGGTTACGGAACTTGGGATAATATAATATTAGAACAGAAAGAGTTAATTGAAAAACATAAATCTGCAAAGAAGAAAGAAAGAGAACGTAAGGAAAAACAACTAGAGGCAGCTTTTCAGATAATAAAAAACATACTTGTGTTATTAATAGGAACAGTAGCTATAATAGGAATAGTCTTCTGGGCAAAGACTAAATAGGAGAAGAAAATGTGGCTTTACAATAAAACTACAGAAATAAAACCAGGAAGAGGTTGGACAGATAAAGATGGTAATCAACAACCACCTAACTGGAATATCTGGGATGCTGATTATAAAAAGTCTATGAACATAGAGGAAATTGTTTTAGACACTAAGCCAGATAGCAGATTTCATAACTGGATAGACAATGGTCTTGGTGGGATATCTAATATTACAGATAAACCTTTAGATGATGTTACCAAAGACGGAAGAACTGTAAAAGGTATACGTTCTGGGTACATTAATCAAGTTAAAGAACAACAAGGTTCTTTACTAGCTCAAACAGATTGGGCTGTAATTCGTAAGGCTGATACCGATACAGATATACCAGCTAAGATAGCTACATGGAGAGCAGCCATAAGAACTAAAGCTACTGAGATGGAGAAAGCTATTACAGATGCAAAAGATATGGATGCCTTTAAAGCTTTGTTTTTATCATGGGATAAAGATGGCAAGAAGTCAGGCGTTTTATTTGATTGGCCAGAATTAGAAGAGTAGTTTAATGCCTTTAGCAAAAATTACATTTAAACCTGGTGTAAACAGAGAAACAACGTCCTATGGTGATGAAAACGGTTGGTTTAATTCTGATTTAATACGGTTTAGAAAAGGACGCCCTGAAAAAATGGGCGGGTGGTCTCGATTAAGCAGTAGCACAATAGATGGAGTGGGTCGTTCCCTTCATACTTGGGCAGCGTTAGACGGCTCTAAGTACATGGGCCTTGGTACGGAAACCAAAGTCTATATTGAAGAAGGCGGGGCTTATAATGATATTACTCCTATACGAGTCACAACAACTTTAGGAGCAAATCCTTTAACAACGGTCAATGGTAGTAGTGTAGTTACTGTTACGGCCCCGGCCCACGGTGCGGTGACCAATGACTTTGTTACCATTAGCGGAGCAACAGCAGTAAATAGCATTACTGCGGCACAACTAAACACAGAACATCAGGTAACTGTTATTGATTCAAACAGTTATACAATACCTACTGCGGGAACCGCTGGTTCTGGCACTCTTACAGGTGGTGGTTCTTCTGTAGTAGCCGCTTATCAAATAAATACTGGATTAAATACTGTTGTAAGTGGAACAGGTTTTGGTGCTGGGTTGTGGAGCGGTTATTCAACAGGTTATTCTCAAACTACTCTTAACGACAGTGGTGGAATTAGTGATTCAGATACATCTTTTACTCTTACAAGTGCGTCTGATTTTGAAACAGCGTCTACAACAACTGCTGAAAACCGTACTGCTTCAGACACAACAATTACAGTAGCTAGTACAAGTGGTTTTCCTAGTAAAGGAACAATATTAATAGGAAGCGAAAAGATACGTTATGGAAGCATTTCCGGTAACATCTTTGGTTCACTAACTCGAGGTGATGACGGCACAACTGCAGCTAGTTCTTCAAGTGGTGCAGGTGTAACTTTTGTAGGGTTAATGCTTATAGATGATGAGCTTATTCAATACACAGGTAAATCATCAGACACAATAAATGCTGGTGTAGCAAGAGGCGCTCGAGGAACAACTGCGGCCGCTCACTCTGACGGTGTTAACGTAAAAGAGGCTAACGATTTTGTAGGATGGGGAGAATCTTCCAGCACAAGTGCTTCTACGGGTTCTAACATAAGATTGTACTCTCAGGACAACTGGGGTGAAGATCTTGTATTTAACGTTTATGACGGTACTCCTTTCTACTGGGATAAAACGTTAGGACTAACCAACAGAGCAACATCACTTGCTTCTCAGTCAGGGGCATCAGATGTTCCGACTATAACGAGAAGAATTATGGTTTCCGGTGCGGACAGGCATATCGTTTGTTTTGGCTGTAATCCAAAAGGTGAAACTGATCAGGACTTATTAATGGTTCGTTGGTCAAGTCAGGAAGCTCCATTTATGTGGACGCCTAAAGTAGACAATACTTCAGGAAGCCAAAGAATTTCATCTGGGTCCGAAATTATATCAGCGCAGAGAACAAGACAAGAAATGTTAATTTGGACTGATTCTAATTTGCATGCAATGAGGTTTGTTGGTGGAGATCTGGTATTCTCTTTTTCTTTAGTTGCTGGAAACGTGTCTATTCTTGGGCCAAATACATCCGTAACAATTGGTGATAAGGTATTCTGGATGGATAGAGAGAACTTTTATGCTTACGCTGGAAGCGTTCAAGTTGTTCCCTGTACCGTTCTTAGGTACGTATTTGACGATATAAACCTTGATCAAAGTTTTAAATTCTTTGCGGCGTCTAACCGTATGTTTAGTGAGGTGTTTTGGTTTTACGCTACCTCTAATTCAACTGAAATAGACAGATACGTTAAGTTTAATTATACTGAAGGAACATGGGATATTGGCACTCTGGCAAGAACAGCTTGGGTAGATTACAGTATACATGATAATCCTAGAGCTTGCGGACAAAGTAGTGATGTCAATTATGTTTTTATACATGAATCTGGTGATGATAACGATGGTTCCCCTATGACTTCTTTTATTGAGTCCGCAGATTTTGATTTAGGTGACGGTGAACAGTTTATGTTTATGCAAAGACTTATACCGGACATAGATATAACGAGCAGTGATGCGGATGCATCTGTAGATTACATAGTAAAAACAAGGAATTATCCTGGAGATTCTTTAGCAACAAATTCTACAAATGCTGTTACATCCTCCACACAACAATCTTTTTTAAGATCGAGGTCACGGCAAGCTGCTATAAGGATACAAAGTTCTACATCAGATTTATCATGGACATTGGGCGATTTGCGTCTTGATTTACGACCGGATGGGAGAAGGTAATGGGCAGTCTTTTAGACCATAGTTTTCCAGATGCGCCTACAGAATACGACTCTGCAACTTACCAGAGGATACTTAGAGATATTGAAATGGCTCTTACTAAAAAAGATTTTCCTGTGGAAATAGAAGGAAAAGATGCTAGTAAGGCGTTAAGTTGGTTTTTTGAATAATGGCTTCGTCATATAAAAATATAGTGACTACAGTTGGTTCAACGGGAGATGTCACAATTTATACGTGTCCTGATGCCACAGAAGCAATTATTAAAGACATTAATTTGTATAATAGTCACAGTGGATCTATAGTGGTATTTACTAAGATAACAGATAGTTCTGCTTCAGCTACGGTTACTTTAAGGAAAGAAACTGTTACTACTTTGGCTACATCAGTTCTTTTAACTGGTCCTTATGTACTAGAAGCAGGTGATACGCTGAAACTTAACTGTGACACAGCGTCTAAGATTATGGTATTTGGTAGCGTATTAGAGGTGTCTCGATGATTCAGTCAAACATAAAACTTCAAGGAGAACCTTCCGCACAAGCGTTAGCGAGTGGGTTAGCCACATTAGGTCGTTATGGTGATAACTACATGGTCCATGCGGCAGAAGGAGAAACCTTTGTACCTAAAGAGATTTTAGACGCAAACCCCGCTCTTAAAACACAGCTATTCGACCAGATGAGATCTATGGGCATTGAGAACCCTAATCGCTACGTAGTTGGTGATGCTCTTAACTCTATTAACCCTGTGACAGGTCAGCCGGAGTTTTTCTTTAAGAAGATATTTAAGGCTGTTAAGAGAGTGTTTAAAAAGGTTCTTCCTGTTGCCGCTCCTATTATAGGCAATGCTATTGCTCCAGGAATTGGTGGCCTTATAGCTTCTGGTTTGGCAACCAAGCTTCAAGGAGGATCTTGGGGTGATGCTTTAAAGTCTGCTGGTTTAGCTTACGCAGGTGGTGCTTTAACTCAAGGTATTATGGGCGGTATAAATGCTCCAACCGGACAATTTGGATCTGGATTTACTCAAGGGTTAACATCAGGGGCTATGGCTCCTTTTCAGGCGGCAAGTAATTTATTTAGTTCTGGAGCAAACAATCCTTTAAGCCAAGGTATTTTTGGAGGTAGTTACGGTGCGGGTAAATCAGGTGTTATGGATTACTTATATCCAAGCTATAATCCTAATGCTGCTGGTTCACAAGTTACAGGAACATTTAATGAAGTCTCTGAAGCACAAAATGCTGCTTTAGGGCCAGAAAGAAGAGGCACAGCTAGAATAATTCCTGTAGAAAAAAGTGGCCCCGGTCAAATGAACATGGTTACACGAGGCGGTGTTAACAATATTGATGATTTAAGGACAGGTGCGGGATACGAAGCTGACATGTTGGCTGGAGCAAAAGCTGAAGAGATAGCAATGGGCGGTGTAAACGCTCCTACAAGTAACATAGCAACAACAAATATACCTACTTATCAACCTAATTCTAAATTACTTGCTACAGAGTTAAAAAATATTCCGTTACCGGATAAGGTTCCTGGCGCAGGACTTTCTAGTTTTCTTAAAGATCAAGGACTTGAGTACGCATCCGGTACGGCAGGAAATATACAGTATGACTCAATCCCTAGGTACATACCTAATGAAGAAATAGCTTCTCAAGCAGTAGCAGGAGGAACTAGCCAAGGTTATCTTCCAAAAAATCCAGATTTAGCAGCAAAAATGGCGGCAGTTAAGCCTGAAAGCAGTATGTTTAGTTTGGATAACATTAAAGAAAAACTTATGTCAAAGGAAGTGTTAGGACCTGTTTTATCTGCTACTATTCCCGCTGGAATAGCTTATTTTGCGGCTCCCGATGAAGTATCGGAAGAAGATCAAGCAAAGATGACAGATCCTCAAAGATCTGCATACGAACAATACAAAGCTGGGAAAGCTAATAACCCTAATTTTGCTCAAACACCGGAAGGACAATCTTTATTAAGACAATCTGGAATTGCACCTACAAGAACCGCTGAACAGCTATCACGTTCTACCGGAGTTAGTCTTGCTGACGCTCAGAGATTTATGCGTGACAGATACGGAATAGTAAGCGCAGCGGTTGGCGGAGAAGTAACAGGGCCGGGATCAGGAACTTCGGATAGTATACCAGCAATGCTTTCGGACGGTGAGTTTGTAATGACAGCAAAAGCTGTTAGAAATGCTGGTAACGGTAATCGTGACTTAGGCGCGGCAAGGATGTATGATATGATGAATAAATTTGAGAGGGCAGTATAATGGCTGTTACACAAACCAGTTCAGAAGTTCGCCAAGCTCCTTATATTGAGGAAGCTGGAAAATCCATTCTGGATCAAGCATTGTTACTTGGGGAAACTCCTGTTGACCTTGCCGGAATAGGAGCGACCCAACAAATCGCCGGACTTGACCCTTTAACCCAAAGTGCTATCGCGGCGGGTCAGGGATTAGGACAGTATCAAGATTATATCACCGATGCTTCAGGAACTATTGGCAGTGGTATAGGGTCATTACAATCCGGACTATCTGGCGTAAATCAGTTGTTTAGGGATGCCGGAACACAAGCCGCTGGTGCAGGTCAAATGTACACTCCTGATCAGGCTACTCTTGATCCTTTCATGAATCCGTACCAAGAAAACGTAACACAAGCCGCTCTCGCTGAAATGCAACGCCAAGCAGACATACAGCGTCAGGGAATTACTTCTCGACAAGCTGGCATTGGAGCGTTAGGTGGAGACAGAGGAAGTCTTCAATTAGCGGAGTTAGACAGAAACCTAATGGACATGCAGAGCCGTAGGATATTTGAAGATTATGCCCGTAACTTTAATCAAGCAACTAATGCTTCCCAAACAGCTTTTGAAAACCAACAAAAACGTCAACAGGGTGTAGCTCAATTATTAGCGGGTATAGGTCAGGGACAAAGCCAAGAAGCTATTAGAGGTGGCAGTGCTCTTGGTCAGTTAGGAATAGCCCAAGCTAATATTGGTGGCGCTGGTCAAAATATGTTGCAAAACCGAATACAAGCTCAAAGTCAGTTAGGTGGCCTTAGTCAACAACAATCGCAAAGAGAGCTTGATGCCGCTCGAGCTAATGCTTTAGCCCAACAGTACGAGCCTTACCAGCGTGTAAACTTTATGAGCGATATTTTTAAACCTAGTATTGGATCGGCTCAGACTACTCTTGGTACTACTGTTGCTCCTAATGCTAGTCCTTTATCTCAGGCAATTGGCGCGGGTATCGCTGGTCTTGGCTTAAACAAAGCGTTAAACAATCCGTTTGGAAATTTATTCGGCACAAGTTAATAGGTGAAGTATGAGAAATAGAACAGTTCAATCAGTTTTAGCTAGGCGCCATATGTTTAATAACGGTGGGATGGTTCCCCCTACTCCGAAGGCATCTGGTATTTTAGCTTCGTCCCCTTCCCTTGTAGATGCAGTCAGTAACGATGCTCTATCAGACATGGGCGGTGGTACACTGTCCATGGCCCAAGGTGGGGCGGCTGTTAACATGCAACCTAGTTACATCTTTAACGAAGGAGGAATCGCTAAGTTTGGTAGTGGAGGCGTTAACAATGTTATTGCTAAAATTTTAAATGGAACTGCAAATGCTAATGAGATAAGGGCAGTTGAACAGTCATCTTTCATTCAAGATCCTAAAGTAGCTCAAGCAATTAGGTTATACAAAGGAACAGAAAAGGGCGGTCCTTTACCTTTAAGGCCGGATATAAACGTAGCAGATTATATGGCCGCTCAAGCTGGAGATGGAGAGGCTATTCAAAATAAAAAAGTTTCTCCTAAAGATCTTAGTATAACCAAAATAGAACCCGTAGAACGTGTTGAACCTATTAATGTAGGAGATGGCTTTGGAGAAGAGGGAACACAATTTCAAAAAGACATAGGTCCTAAACCTATTAATGTAGGAGATGGCTTTGGAGAAGAGGGAACACAATTTCAAAAAGACATAGGTCCTGAAGCTACTGGCGGTGTTAGTTTAATGGAAGATGATCTTGATTTAAGTAGGGGGGAAGCGGCGGCTAAACTTAGGTCTCAAAACCCTCAATCTATATTTCGTACAGAAGAAGAAGTGGATGGTGTTCCTTTACCCATAGACACTTCAGAAGTAGTAGTCGATCAAGACGGCAATAAAGCTACTGTTGGAGAAGCTATGAAGATTGATCCAGATGCTATCAATATACCTGGGTCTGTCGATGAAATTTTACAGAATGCTGATGATGCAAAGTCAGGTATGGGCGCTGTTGGAGATGCTAAAGCGCAAGATTATTTAGATGAACAAGAGTTTAAAGAATTTAGAAAAGGTTTTATAGGCGAAACAGAACCTTCTGAACCCGGTGTAGATGAATCTGGATCTACTAAAGATTCAGCGCCAACCGATGGTGAAGCTCAAACTCAAACTCAAGCTCAAGCTGATGTTGTTGCTAAAGTGTTTAAAGAAAAGAAAGTTGATGAGACGGGTCAAGAACGACCTAAAACTAAAGAAGAGTTTATACAAGATTTTAAAGAATCTATGCCTGAATACAAAGGAATGACAGAAGCAGAGAAGGGTTTTGCTATTGCAGAAGCTGGATTAAGAGTTATGGCTGGGGAAAGCCCTAACGCTATTAAAAACATAGCTGATGGTATGAAAGGTGTTACCGCAGAGTTTGTAAAAGATAAAAAAGCAAAACGTGCTTTTGACCAACAAATAGATTTATCTGCTGCTAAGTACGCTCTTACAGGAATGGAAACACTTAGGAAGGAAGAGGTAGCTTTAGCTAAAGAAGGAAGAACAAGACCTTTTCAATTAGTAGCACAAAAAGATTTTATTTATAACGGACAAACAATTAAAAAGGGTCAGGCTTTTCCAGCAACTATGGCGGAAATTAATGACGGTATATTGCAACAGTATCCTATAACATACAGGGAAACTTATATAAGCGATGTGAAAGATGCTTTAAAGTTAATGGAAAAAGCGAATAAAGGTCTTATGAAGCCTTATCAATTTTCTAAAGACAGAGAAATATACTTAACTAATGTTAGGTCTTTAAAAAATGGTACAAGAATGAAAAGCTTGCTTATGGACGCAGCTAAAATAGCCATACCTGAAGGGGCTAGTGGTCAAACAATTTTAGGAGTTAAACCTTTACTCAAATCTTTTGTTGATAAATCTTTAAACGCTCTTGGGTATCAAGACAATAGGGATGGTAGAGCTGCTTTAGCTTTTCTTAGAGATAATAAACCAGAAGAATATAAAACTCTTATGAAAACTATTGGAACAACAATGGTCACAGAAATTTTAAATGAAAGTAACAAAACTATATCTGAGGGGGATCGAGCAAGAGTAGATGACTTAGTTACAGCGTATTCTGCTTATGATGGAACAGTGGCTAGTTACAGAAGTCTTCTTGTTAAACTTAAAAATTTAGAAGCTTCTATTGATTCAGGTATATCAAATGCTAATAACTCAATGAGAGGTATAGAAATAAACTACGGAGATGTAGGCTTTATGGGAGGAGGAAAAGCAAAAGATGTTTTATCCTCACTTAGGGGTGCTCAGTCAAATCAAATAATGTCCTTTGGCTCAATGTCTACATCTAAGCCTATTTATTACAAAGATGTTATAGACATGGATACTAGGAAATTTACCCCTAAATATAGAAACATATTTGGAAAACCTTAATGACACAAATGATACTTCCCTCCGGTTTTAATATTGATTTTGGTCAAGCTTCTCCGGCAGAAATAGAAGACGCTTTAGAAGCTATGCGAGAGCAAGATCCTTCTTTGTTCGAGGATTCTAAAACGGAACCTCAAAGTATAGACGATTTAATAGCTAGTAGATCAAGTTATTCTTCAGAACAACTTCCTGAACAAGTTAAAACAACTCATAAGGGGGAAGTTAAGGATTTAGGTCTTCAATACTATGTTGGTCGAGGTGATACTGACGAAGAAAGATTAGCAAGACTATCTTCTGTCTTTGGTGAGCAAGGAGTTACTAAGATAGGCGCTGATGACTTTGTATTGAACTTAGACAATATATCTGAAGAAAATAAAACTAAATACAATCTTCCTGAATCTGGAACAATTCGTTTTAACCAGCCGGGTCTTGGATGGCAAGATGTTGCTTCGTTTTTAGGAAGAGAGACAGTTCCTTTAGTGGGTGCTCTAGGAGCCAGTGTCGCGGCAACAGGATTAGGCGCTCCTCTTGGTATTACTCTTGTGGGTTTAGCGGGTGCTGCTGGAAAAGCTGTTGATGAATTTATCGTAGAAGATATCTTTGAAGGTCTTCAAAAACAAAGCACAAATGAAATACTAACAGATGTGGCGTTACAAGGTCTCATTGAGGCTGGTGGTGAAGGTTTCGGTAGAGGCATAATAGCTGGAGCCAAATGGCTTGTTAAAGGTAAAGGTCCTTTACCGGACAATGTAAGAGTAGCAGAACTAAGACAAAACTATTTAAATCAAGGTTACTCAAAAGGTAAGTCTACAAGATTAGCTACAAGGGCAGCCAGAGAAGAAGCTTCTGCATCGTACAGAGAAATGATAGAACAAGGTGCAAACATACCCGGTGTTACTCTCACAGGTAAAAGTATTCTTGGAAGAACACAAGCTATATGGGAATCTATATTTCCTAATGATGCTGCTGTTGCTCGTAATGTTGATTATGTTAACAACGTTCTTAAAAGGCATTCTCTTGGTGAAATACAACAAGATGAGGCTAAACGTCTTATAGCAAAAACTGCTCAAAATATGGCAAATAAATTGGAACAAAGTTTAGCTGACCCTAAAAGCGCAGTTAAACAAGCAAACAAAGAATTAACAGATGTTTTAGAAACAGAGTTTAAAGCTATAAACGATGTTTTAGAAAGAACAACTGCTGGATCTGAAGGTTTAGCCTCTGAGTTTCAAAGAGGTCTAGAACTGTCAACTAAACTATTTACAGCTAGATCTAACCAACTATATAGAAATGCTGATGAGTTACTTGGAGGAGAAACCATTAGTCTAGTTCCATTACAAAATAGACTACAGGCTCTTCAAAGTGATGTTATTGGCGGTGGTGAATATTTGCGAGGTGGAATATTTAAATACATTATGGACAATCCGGAAATTACAATTTCCGAAATACCTGCGTTACGGGCAGCGTTAAGAGCAAGCGAGGCCCATCCAGATCTTTTAGGAACGGTTGCTGGTAAGAATGTTAAAGACATGCTTGATGTTATAGGAGCTACTATACGGACTAAAGAAATAGAGTTAGCTCAAAGTTATAAAGCTTCTCTTGATGCAGCTTTTCAAGGAAGAAAAATAGGTAAAGAAATTCGTGATCCTAGTGGACGGGATGTTCCTCCTCTTCAAGATCCTTCTGAAGTAGCAAAAATAAGGGATGGCTTAGATCTACTTGCGGGGGCTAACAAACATTATCAAGAAGGAGCGGAGATAATAAATTCCGGAATGCTTCAACAAGTCAACCAACTCATAAAAGATAAAAACATTGTAGACCTATCCGCTCTTGTTGATCTAACTGTTAGGGGTAATCAACCTCAATTATTAAAATTTGTTTTAGATGCAGTTCAACCGTCATCTAAAGAAGTTAACAAAATAATTGAAGTAGGCAAGGCTAACCCAGGATTATTTTCTTCTTTAGAAACACGCATATTAAATGGTGATATTAGAGGAGTTAATGATGCTTTAGAGGAAGTAGGTCTTGGCGCCAAATCTTTAGAAAAAGCAGGGCTTAAACCTGAAAAAACAATGCTTACTGTTCCTGAAACATTTAACCAGCTACCTACGAATGATCCAACCAGAATGAGATTGCAAAATGATTTTGCTGAAACTTTGCGTCTTTATAGTGAGATGTCTACTGCTGCAGGATCTCCAAAACAATTCAGAGAAGGCTTTAGAGGTCTGTTAGCTAAAAACTGGCTTGATGGTTCTATTAAATTAAATCAAGGAGATAGTGGTATCAACTACAGATCTCTTGCTGCTGATTGGGATAGTTTAGGAACTAAAGTACAGAATGAGTTATTTGGTTTACAAGCTAACGATTTCCGCAGAGTCATGAACGATTTCAAACTTTTAAATAGAGAGAGTGTTGAAAAGTTAGATGATTTTGCGGGAAATATAGGTAACCAAGACGCTAGAATTATTGTAGATAGATTTAAAAATGTTGTTAGACAATCAGAACAAGAAAACCGGGATTCTTTTTTAAGAGCTATGGGTGGGGGCGCTATAGAGGTAGATAAATTGGTAGCTCACGTATTAAAAAATCCAAAAAATTACGACACTTTAAAAAACAGAGTTGGTGCAGATATTATAGAAGGCCCAGGAGGATTTAAAGATTTAGTCATGGAGAGAATCGTATCTTCCGGATTTCCTACAGGCAATGTAACAAGTGATGTTGTACAAAGCGGAGCTTTCGGAAAATCTTGGTTAAAAGCGATGAAAGATATGAATAGAGACGGAGCATTAAACAAAATTCTTGGAGAAACTGCTGTTAAAGATTTAACAAGAATAGCTAAAGCCGGAGAAACAGTTTCTGATTCAGTAATGAAAGGTAAAACAGGCCTTGCCGCCGCTGGTTATGCCGCCGCCTTTGCGGCAGCTTTATGGGCAGCTCCAATAGCTACTATTGGGGGAGCGGCAGGTATAATGGTACTGTCGAGAGCATTAAGATCCAAACCTATTATGAAAGTACTTTCTTCTCCTAGGTTAAGGGCTTATGAAGCAGAAAAAGCGTTAAGAGCGGGTGCAGATTTAGGCAAAAGAAACATTGCTGCCGAAAAAGCATGGGAGTCAGCTAGAAGATCATTAAGAACCATATTGGTTGATGCAGGTTATTACGCTACTGATCAAGGAGCTAATGTTGTAGAACAAGAAGTAGTGCAACCTATGGTGCAACAAATGACTCAAGGAGCAGCGCCCGCTCCTCAACCAGCGCCCGCTCCTCAACCAGCGCCCGCTCCTCAACCAACACCACCTGTCCAAGGACCACCAACCACGGGTCCTCGACCAGATACAATAAACGCATTATACCAAGCTGAGATCAACAAACTGTTAGGAGTCAGCCCATGATGAATTGTTATTTTTGTGACAATGAACTCTCACACAGAGAAGATGATGATCTTGATGATGAAAATTTTGATCTGGAAAAAACATTTGATTGTATAAACCCAGAATGCGAAGCCGTGGTGGTTGTGTACAGAGCACGAAAAGAAGAGGACTAAATGCAACTTTCAAAACACTTTAGTTTAGAAGAGTTAACACGATCCGATACGGCTGTGCGCTTCGGTATAGACAATGAGCCGGGGTCAGAGGAAATTGAAAACTTGGTCAGGATATGTGACATGATACTGGAGCCAGTGCGCCACCGTTATGATACACCTATACTTCCCTCGAGCGGGTACAGATGTTTAGAACTGAATAGAAAGATAGGGTCATCCGATAAGTCTCAACATACTAAAGGTCAAGCTGTTGACTTTGAGGTTAAGGGTATCCCTAACATGGAAGTTGCTTCATGGATCATGGACAATTTAGATTACGACCAATTAATTTTAGAGTTTTATAAAGAAGACCAACCTAATTCAGGATGGATACATTGTAGTTATGTCGGAAAAGAAAACAGAAACGAAGCCAAACGGTTCGATGGAAGTTCTTGGAATAGTCTGCCCTAAGTGCGGGTGCGATAAACCAAAGACTTGGGTCCATGGACACTACCAGTGTGCTGATTGCAAATGCATCACTGACGGTGATTGTTGTCAGGGAGAAACTGCATAATGGCTGAAGATTTTTATAAGGGTAAAGCTAGTATGCTGGAAAAAGGAATTTCGCCTCTTTCCATAGCTATTAGAGAAAATGCTAGAAACGTTGTCAGTACGTTAGGTAATGTTGCTAATGTTGCTAAAGATCCTGTAGAAGCTGTTAAAACTGTTGGTGATTATATTAGTGGAGGAATAGGAGCTTTAGATTTAGCTAATGTTATTAATTTAAATCCCGTTCTTGCCGCTGGAAAAGGTATTTACGATATATCTAGAATGAGCGAAAAGTATGATCAACAAAAAATAGATGACTTAGCTAAGTATGGAAGGGAAACCACAGGTCTAGGAACATTTGCTAGATCATTACCTTTAGTTGGCGGAATAGCTTCTCTTTTTAGCGGATCTACCACCCGTCCTGATTTAAATCCGGCAATAAGACGTTATTTAGCTGAAAGGGGAGTTGATATAAACGATTGGACAGGAGGGGATCAAATAGGCACTAGAATAAATCCCGTTACATTTAACCCAGCGACCACACCTGTTACTCAAGCACCTCTTGTTGCTCCTGATTATGATGAAAGTACAGGAACAACCTCAACTGGAGAAACGTATGATTGGGGAGACTTTTATTCTAAGGGAGGCATTGCAAGTTTAAGTGCCTGAAATAACCCACCAGAGAGGTACTAGATCAGAGCTTATAGCAGCGGCTCATTTAGTAAACATGGGTTATTACGTTTTCTCCCCCGTAGTTCATCAACAAGGCCCCATAGACATTATTGCCGTCAATAAAAAAGGGGACATATTTCTTATTGATGCAAAAACAGATTCAAAAAGACTTAATCCAAATCGTAATATACCGAACCGAATATACCGGACGCGAAGCCCACTTCAAAAAGATCTCAACGTTATTTTAGCTTATGTTAACAAAGATAATGAGATTACTTTCGTTCCAGATGTCATAAATCAAAATTCATAAACATCGTTTGTCTACAACAGTACACAAAAGTACACAACTTTACACAAACTGCATCTTTAAATTTAAAATACATTATGTGATATTTCTTGTCAGAAAACGGAGCATATTGCACCGTTAAATTACAAGAAAGGGTTCATATTATGGATCTAAACAAAACTAATAAACCCCGTTTACTAACAACTAAAGAAGCTTGTTGTTATTTATTTGGGGAACACTCCCGTAGCATGGCCTCTAGACTTTACCGTGCAGCGCGAGAACCTAATAGTGGTCTAAAGTCTATTAGGTTACTTCCCAGTGCTCAACATTACTGGTCTATTCTTGAGTTAGATGAACTTGCTAATAACACTAACGAAGTCTATTACGAAAAACAATAGTTTTTTCACGCCACCAACTTGGGGCAGTCCTTCTGGGCTGCCCTTTTTTTTTAATCATTTCGCATTACCCCAATCCGTGCCGATGCCCGTATCGATAACCGATGGTATTGCCATATCAGGAACGCAATTCTCCATAAGATATTTTATCTCAGCTACTTGCTCATCGTTTTCAATTGAAAAACAAAGTTCATCATGCACCGTCAGCATAGGCAGATAACCCTTTTCAACGCATACCATCATTGCCATCTTGGTTTGATCAGCAGAGGACGCCTGGATTAATCTATTCAATGACTTGTAGGTAAAGGCTACTTGATAACGTGCCGGATCTAAAGATTTCCACCCCTGATCACGCTCTTCTAAAGGAGTGGCCATTACATCCTCCCACCGCTCCTCGAGGCGGTCTTTATGAATTAGAGAGCTTGACCCCTTGTTATAGCCTTTAAGCTCACGCATTGGAAATCGGCACTTTCTGCCCAATAAAGTTTTAATCTCTTGTCTTTCAGACGCCACCTTCATAACAGATGACGCCATCTCTTTGATAAAAGGAACTTTTTCATCGTAATCATTGCGTATAGCTTTGGCTTCTGAGAACTCAATGTCCCCCATGATACTAGCTAATTTACCAATGCCCATACCATACATAATACCCAAGTTAATAACTTTTGCCGTACTTCGATCCACATCTGCGATGTCAGCAACCATCTGATGAAAATCTAAATCAGTATTTTGGTACTGATTTACTATTTCAATAACTTTATCATTGTCCTTGGTAGCTGGAGTTTTAGAAGCGTAATGCATCAACCATCTAGGCTCTTGAGCACTATAATCAAAGCTTCCCCATTTGCACCCTTCTTCAGGTATAAACAAACCACGTATCATCTTTTTAATTTCAGGATGTTTGGCTGGAACTTGCTGTAAGTTAGGATGGCTCGAAGAAAACCTACCAGATACCGTACCCCCATCATCAGATCTCAACTGGTTAAACTGACAATGGATTCGGCCTTTGTACTGATGGTTGAGTATGGTGTCTACAAAAGTAGTGTTGGCCTTGTTATACTCACGAATTTCTAAAACTGTTTTTGCAATAGGGTGCGAATTGTTTTGTAGAAAGTGCTTAGTAAAACTGGGCGCTTCCGTTTTAGACGTTCTTTCGTATTTAAGCTTGAGAGAATCAAATACACTTGCTAAAGACGTGGCGTTCCACGGCTCTAGCCAAACATTAGTCTCATCGTGAATTTTTTTAAGAAGTTTCTTTTCTTTGTTTTCTAAAAACTTTTTGGTCTTATCCGCTTTTTCGAGATCTACTCTGACCCCTTTACGGCGCATCTGAAATATCACAGGAAGTAAAGAAAGCTCCATTTTCAATACGTTATCGCAATTTTCCTGAGAAAGTTTGTCTATAAGAATGTGCCACAAGTTTAAAGTAAGTCTAGCGTCCGTCTCAGCATATGAGGCAACTCTTGCCGCTGGAAGCTTCCACATATCTTTCTTAGCGTCAACGCCATGCTGATCGGCTGCCCTTCTTAAATCATACTCTTGTTTCTTTTCGCCAAGGTAAGTAGCTCCTAAAGCATTAAGAGAGTAGCTAAATCTGTTCTCATCGAGCAATGGAGCGGCAATCATAGTGTCCAGAACCTTGCCTTTAACTTCCAATCCTTCGGATAAAAGCCAACCTAAATCATACTGAGCGTTGTGAAATACGACATCCATACCGTGATCTAGTTGATCTTGCATCCAACGACAAACCGTATTCTTAGACATGTTACCACCGCCCTCATGAGCAATGGGCAAGTAAGCATTCCATCCTTCTGCTGCTACAGCTATCCCGATTAACTGACCATCGTCCCTTGACCATCCCGGCCCTTTACTGATTAAATTTGGATCCCGTGTCTCAACGTCAATAGCTATTATTTTTTCACCGGATAAATCTGGAAGTACGTCTGGCGGAGTCCAAGTAGTTTCATCAAATAAATCCTCTTGCATACTATGATCCTTTTAACTCTTTAACTAATCTATTATTGTAGAACTGCGCCTTCTGAGCATCCTCCATTTGATTACCTTTATGATCCATTCTCCAAAGGTATTTAATAATTACTCCCTTTAAATAGGCGTTAAAGCCATCCTGTCCTAACGCTGATTTAATCGCGTCTAGGCATTCGATCTCTCCGTTGGTGTAATGAGGCGGGTGGTTTACGTTGTCCGTTTTTTTCATATCTCGTAATATCTTCGTGTAGTTGGTTCTAATATGTGTAATGATTTTTTTGCCCGTGTAACCGCAACATAAAATACTCGATGCTCAACTGATGGATTTTTTTGATACTGTTTCCATGAGGCGTAAGACAGATCGGTAATAACAAGAATGTTATCGCTTTCTCCCCCCTTCATTGAGTGTATGGTGCTTACTTTTATTCTAGGATGTTTAACGTTATCTCCCCTCCGCAAGGCATTAAGTACATAGTTTTTTGTATCCAAGTCTATTTTAGATAAAGCTTTGTGCCATCTAGTGTCGTTACCCCACTTTAAGCCAAGATTTGCTTGAGCAAAAGACATATCTATCAATTGTTCTGAATCCAAAGTAATAAAGCATTTAGCCCGTGGGCCATAGCCT